CAGTTACGTCAATCCCAACCCGAGCCAGGTCCTTTAAGGCTGCGTCAATATCACCCTGAATATCCGCATCAAGTGCGGTCCCTGATATTCTCAGGTTCGCTTTTACCGCTTCAAGCATTTACATCACGCTTCTTTCAGATTACGCAACATTTTTGATTGTCATGGTAACCAGAGAATTCTTATCAACAACTTTACCGTCAACCAACATGATAGCCTTGGTTACCTGGTCATCGGTTTCATTGTCCTCATACCGTTTTACAGTCATTTGATAATTGGTATTAAGGACATAGTCCTTCGGGTTAAATAGGAAGGCAATGATTGTGTCAGCAGTTACCGTAGATGCATAAGAGCTCATATAGTCATTTAATACAACCTGCCGGCCAAGCAAAGTCCTTTCAGGCCTACCATTTATTCCGTAGTTCACCCGGGCAATGGGCTGCTTCTGGCTGTCTACCATCCCGATGAAGGTCATAAAGGTTTTCTTGGTCATAAACCAAACAGCTTCGCTCTCATAAGCAAACGGCAAAGCAGCCTCTGCAGCGACCAGATCCGCATAGATAGGAGCTGTACCCTCGGTCAATTCGATATTCTGCCCTACTACAACGGTTTCAGTAAGAATACCTTTGGGTTTTCCGGTACCATCACCACTGATTATAGCCTGTTCAAGGGCCTTGGTCATGGCTTCAACAACATTGTTTATGAAAGTTGTCTCGAAAATAGGCAGCGTCACCACAGAGACTTCCAAGGATACCGATATGGCGCAACGGAGCTTGTAATAATTGAAGGTAATAGATCCGGTGGTTTTCTCCTGTTTATCGGATGTAGCACCCTCAGCTACCCAGGAAGCAACCGGTTTAACACTGGAAGTAGGTATTGACAAACCACCTTTATAACTTGTCCTGGTTACCAAAGGCAGGATCATCCCGGTAGCTTCCAGCTTTTCAATGATTTTTTCCATGATCGTGGTAGGAATTACGGCTCCAACTTCACTGGTGGTAGTATTAGCGTCAGCGTTCACGAATTTAGATGGAATTGGAGCACCAGCAAGAACATTCTTCATGAAGGCCAGACGGTATTCCTGGGAGTTAAAAATATCGTCAGTTTCTATTTTATCCTCTAAGGTTGCCAACGTCTTACCTCCTTCTATCTTTATATTTACTCCCTCTAATGGCCTTATGGTGGTTCCTGCACTGTTAAGTGCATTTAGATTTGCCTGGGCTTTACATACAGCCTCATACTGTGCGTCCAGGGCTTCGACTTCTTTGGTTTTGGCTTCAAATTCTTCTATCTTGCCGGCATCGATCAACGTCTGGGCTTCATCCAACAGAGTTTTCCTTTTAGCCAGATATTCCGCTTTAGTCATTTATTATTTCTCCTTTCAATTTCAACAATTTTAATTGGGCTTGCGCTCGTGCCTTTTCAGGCGTTAAAAAACCCGCTTCATTCAGCGGGCTTTTGACGATGTTTCTTATTTTGTCTATTACCTTTTGCGGTATTAATGGGGTTTGATAGGCCGCCACCAATTTGAGGTTTTGGTTCTCGGCTATTCGATCGATCAAACCTTTATCTACGGCCTGCTGAGCTGTCAACCAAGTTTCCTGATCCATCATGATTAGTGCTTCTTTTTCGCTCATGCCGGTTTTAGCGATATAAGCTGCGGCAATTGCCTTATTGGCCGTCTGTAAAACCTCGCTTGATTTGTCCATTACATGGTAATCGCCCCGAGCTCCACCCGAAACATTATGCACCATATACATTGCCGTGGGTGCTATATCGCTTTGGCCAGCGCAGGCAATTACACTGGCAGCTGATGCGGCGGCTCCTACAACATGGATATTCACCTCGCTTTTATAGCTTCTTAGAGCAGCATAAATTTCCGATCCGGCAAAGATATCACCGCCTCCGGAGTTTATATATACTTCCAGGAATTCCCCATTTGCTTGGTCAATCAATCTCTGCACGTCATTGGGACTAGTAGATTCCATTTCAAGCCAGTCGTATATCCACTTATCATCATTGCTGGCTATAATCCCTTTTATATTGATTCTCAAACCTTATCACCTCCCTTTATCCGGCAAGTTAATAACCTGTTAATGGTTGCCAAAATCTCTTTATCACTATCCCCTCCAAGTTTTGGGATCAGGCTATTAATTTGATTTACGACAGCTGTATCAAGCCTTCTAATGGGTTCATCCCCGCCAGGTACCGGTACCAAATTAAAAACTTCGCGCCACTCGTTAGGGGTGAGTGCCCCTCGGTCAACCATCTGAGCCAGATTTAATTTAGTCTGCATGCTAGCTGTGGCCAGGTTGGCTGCCTCAAATAATATCCGGTTTCCAAATCCTCTTTCCCGACGGGTAAATATTTTTCTGGTATACTCATTGCTCAGTTCTATAACAACCGGTTCAATTTCGGCCTCATAATAGGCATTCCAACCATTTTCATCGTATTCCGACTGCACTATTTTTTGGTTTGTGTTAAATAATGCATAAATCCGCTGCGTGGTCTTGTCCATCTGAGTGGCATTAGGTACATAGTCTTTGGGATCAATCTGCTGGGCTTCAGCCTTAGCATCGGTAGCGGCTACCCCGGTAGCTGTGCTTTCAATACTTAAGAAATTAGCGGCAAAGTCCGCAGCCTGTTTCTTTAAATCCTCGGGCCGCAAAGAAGACGTAAATTTGAGTAACCAACGGATGATTCCACCATTTTTAATAGCTTTAACAATTCCCTGGTCAGTGGTCGTCACTATCTCCATTAGCGGAGCCAGGGCCGGCGCTATAGGATCACCAAAAATATCATTGTTGTTAAAGTCCTGCCGTAGATGGATGATGTCAGCATACGGAAATGTGTAGATTTTCCCGTTCGCGAACACAAATTTCAGATAAAGCACATAATTTTTATCATAGATCGCTTCAGCCGACACAGTCGGTACAGGATAGATCTCTGTCGGGTATCCGAATTCATCCCGGATAATCAGGGCAAAAGCATTGTTGTTTAGAATCAGTTGGGAAGCCATTTTTTCCTGTAGTTTTTGCCCGGTCATGTAGGGATTAGGCTCTTCCAGCAGAAACCGGATATAAACCTCCGGATTAATCTCCAGCTTTCGGGTACCATCCTTTTGGACGGTCTGTCGGACATGCTTGGCCACTAATTTACCAATTGCTTTTACCTTCGGGCGCATAGCCGCCCGGACAATATCAGATTGATATATCTTGCCATTCCAGGCGTAAAAACCGTTGCCGCGCTCAATTACTAATTGATATTTAGTTTGTTGTGTGGGTTCTTTATTCCTAAAGCGGTCAAATAATCCTATTGGGCTCACCCCCCTTTAAATCATACTCTGGTATTCGGACAGCCGGTCTTGCAGTACTACATAGGCATCAAGAAGGGCTGCAGTTCCATCTATTCGTTTGGTTCGCTTTGACGTTTTAACCGGCTGAATATTGGCGTTTTTATCCTCCTCAATAGCCGTATTGGCCAGACACCACTTGTCAATTGGGTTATTGTTATAGATCACTAGTTTACTTTCAAGGTCAGCCCCTAATTGCTTCATGGGCCCGGAGAGTGTTTTCTTGCCTTGGATGACCGGAACCATTGATTCCTTACCAAAGGCCCCCCGCATTTCCTCTACCCAGTAGGTGGCCGACCAACTATCATAGCCAATCCAAGGTATGTAGACATCCATATCGTTCTGGACCTCCAGGAACCACTCAGTTACATACTTCGCGTGGACTTTGTTTCCTGGGCAGGATCTGGCCAGTCCTTGTTCAATCCACAGATCATATGGAATCTTATCTTCTCGAACTCTTTGCTCCACCAGTTCCTCGGCTATCCAGTACATTTGCAATACGAAAATATATGGACATCCTGGAACCATAAAAATAACCTTTGCCGCTGTCAGGTCCGTGGTGCTAGACAAGTCCGCGCCGCCGATTCCATACCTGGGTAAAGGTAATTTTTTTGTTTCCGTTAATCCGGTATCTGCATTATAGTGCTCCCAGACTAACAGCTTGCGCTCGAAGTCAAGCGTGAACTTATCAGTATTGTTTAACTGTTCGAAAGTCAGCCAGGCCTCGGAACTGGTCTCCCGAATATTAAACTCTTTGCAAACTAGGTTCTTTACCAGTGCCGGATTAGCCTGGGCCTTCTTAACTTTAGCAGTCAGCTGCTCCAAACTCTTAATAGTTCCTAATCCGGGGTTAGCTTTTTTCCAGCAGGCCGGGTCAATCCACTCCTTACGGTTGTCCAACTCATAGATAAAAGCTATAAAATGTTCATCCTTATAGCCGTTCTCATCGAAATATCCGTTTATTACCCTTTCAGCTTCTTCGTACTTCTGATCATATATGTCCTCCCGGATCGTGCCGGCAGTGGAAGTTATAAATACCAGCGGCTGCTCCCGGGCAGTGGTGCCGTCGGCCATAATGTCATAGAGGGCCTTGCCATTCTTCCACTGGTGAATTTCGTCCATCAGAACACCGTGAACATTTAAACCATCCAGGGTGTCACTATCGCTGGCCAGAGGCTTGAATACCCCGTCATTGAAATCACTGGTCAGCTCAGCGACCAGGGGCTTGATCCTTTTGCGCAGCGCCGGTGATTTTTTAACCATGCGCTTTGCTTCACCCCAGATGATCTTCGACTGATCGCGTTTGGTGGCCACCGCATAGACTTCAGGTCCGGGTTCCCCATCCCCGACCAATAAATATAGCCCCACTGCGGAGGCTATAAGTGATTTGCCATTCTTCTTCCCGACAATCAGGATCGCTTCCCGGTATTTCCGGCAGCCGGTAATGTCGATAAAACCAAAGACCGTGGCCAGCAAGGCTTTTTCCCAGAGTTCCAAGACTACCGGTTTGCCGCCCTCTTTGCCTTTGCTGTGTTTGCAGTAATTCTCAGTAAACTCAATTACATGGTTCGCCCGCTTCGGGCTGTAATAATACTCGCTGCTGTTGTCGGCCAGATCGGCAACAACTTTTTGGTATGTCTTTTTAACCTTCTCACTGACTATTTCTTTGCCTGACTCAATCTGCTCCCAGTATTCCAGGATAGGGTTATAGGCTAAAGGGTATTTAATCATCTTCCCGACCACCAACAAAACTATCAAAGCCATCATCCTCTGGCTTTGGTTCGTCTTTCGGCAGTAAGTCAGTGAGCTGCTTTATTATTTTCTGATAGCTGGTATTCATCGTGTTATAGAGATCAGCTACTGGCCGCTTACGCT